CAGCGGCGAAGCTATATGTCATTAGCACCGCTAAAATGACAATAGAGCGGCCTAATGCTCGACCGCGAAGTGCGCTGCCTCTCAGGCGCGCAAGCGTTCGGAGCATACCAAGCTTGTCAAGTTTATTCACGTTTTACGCTCACTCTCTCGGCGTGTCGTAGTGATTGTGACACGCGTCACATAATGTTCTATTGCCATATATCCACAAGCCACAGCCTGTGCATCTATGGATTAGCCTAGGCTCTGTAGCCACTAGCTTTGAGTAAGTAGGCTAAATCAGCCAGAGTGAGAACAGCAACGAATTGCTCAACAGATTTCTCACCCTGACCATTTAGGCGCAAGACACCAACCCCAAGTCCGGTGCTCGCTTTACGCTCTTGCAACTGTCGCATCAGAGCTGGTAGGTCTAAGTTAGTGCGGGCTTTGATTTCGATATCTAGCCCCTCGATGCCAGTTATATCTGAACCATCTCGACCCGCACCAACTGGTAACGCGTGTGTGAAGCCTTGGTCACGCAAGTAATCTGCTACAATTCGCTGCGTTGCATAGCCTCTGTGTTTCCTGCTTTGTGACATTAGTTAGACCTCACATGACATGTGCGACATTCGCATGGCTTTACTGTTCCCGCAGTTATAGGCTCATTACAATTGTCGCACACGTCTATCCTTCTGTCTAATACCAGCATCATTCATCACCCCGCAATCATTTCTTCATCTTCTGGTCTGTAAACCCATTTACCGCTAGGGTCTAATATCATCCAGATGCTCTTGCATTGTTCTGCCTTACGCTTCATAGGTAGAGGACAAGTCCAACCACGATAAGCGCCCTTAGCGCCAGTGCCTTCACGAAGCGTGCGCAGCCCATGCTTACACGCAGGAATAGGCTCGGCAGATAGATTCTTAGTGACCAAATCAATTGCGTTCTCAAAAGCGGGTTCAAGGTCAGCTGGCGGTTCAATTGTGGTATCCCAAATAACTTCGGCTTGTGGGTTGGTTTCATTCAGAAAAGCCTTCTGTTCCTTGGTGCGTACCCGTATCGGTTCGCCACCATTTGTCTTACTGTCCGCAACCTTAGCCATTTCAAGGCTGCTAGCTCGCTTTCCCTTAGCAGATAATCCGAGATTAGCCAAGCATCTTCCGATTGCAGAAGTCTCGCAATTTTCAAACCAAAAATCCCTATCCACGCCGCGGTCTTTGCGAGCACCGCGCGCATAGCCAATAGCGGAAGCCACAGTATCTGCATAGGTACGGTACGCCGTAGCCTTAAAGACCACGACTCCCTTTTCTTCGTCATTTGTAACACACTCTGTATGGATTGCTCCGTCTGGATAGGTTTCATAAAATTTGTGTATCCTCGTATCTACATCTTCGTAATCATTCAAATTGAACATCTAAGTTTTGCACTCCTTTTGCATAGTCGAGTTGTTCTTTGAAAGTCCAAATCGTGCCATCATGCCACGTCTGAGCTTCCATAGCGCAAGCATGGCAGTAGTTTCTGACAATTAACTTTCCATGCCTTTTAGAAGTTATCTGCCATATAGCTTGTGTCTGACCACGCCAATGGCTTGTGCCCCAGCGAGCCTTGCAGTAACAACACCAAATACCTTTTGGCGCTCTACTAAGCATCCAAATCGTTCCAATCTTTGACTGCGAGCTCTCCTGCGATGCTTGCGTATGCAACGAAATCCAGCCAAGAATCACTAACTGTTCTAGTTTCCATAATTCTTGCGAGCTTGACCAATGCCATACAGATTGCAACGTCTGTCGGGTCAATCTCTCGTTCGAGGTAGTCTGACCAGAGCTTTGAAGTTCTGAGCATAGTGAGGTCGTAATGACCATGCGTGAGCCCTCGCTCTGTAATTGTGTCCGCTGCATTAGTCAATATATCTTTCGCTCGCAACGGCTTTGCCCCTGTTGTACCCATCTCTGTACCCCTTTTGATAGTGATTATTTGTTAAACGTAGAAACCAGCCTAGTACCAATAACCCGCCTGTGATACCCCACAAGAAAGCTTCTAGCATTGTTTCCTTCCCATGCCCATATCTTGGACATGGATTTAGGGTACGCTAATTTGACTTTGTCAATGACCGGGATACCGGCGTGTCTTATAACGGTTGTATATCAAATAAATCAATGTGGTCATCTATGGTGCGGTGAGTTTCAGGTTCAACCCACTCATCCATAACGCTTTCCTTCGACCACAAAACTGCCTTGCTTATCTATGGGTACAGCTACCGGCGTGACCCCTTTACGGTCTACGTAAAGAATCCCAAAACCCTTCTGCCAGTTAAATGAACCCTTCGTGTAATAGGCCTGTGTTTCATCCATTAAATGACCTACTTCAAGCCCACGCAGGACACGTCCTAAAACGCCACCAGATGCCTCTGAGAAGGCCGATACCCCTAGTCTATGAGTATGACCACACACTACGCTCTTACCGTGTCTCCTAGCGGCTCCTAGGGCTGTTAGACCGGCATTGTGGTTGATGGCTTGCTCATCGCCATGAACCATAATCCAATCAGAAGTAATCTCGTATGGCTTGCGGTGGAATTTAACGCCTAAGGTCTTAAAGTCCATGAAGTTCTCATACTCCAGCTCTGGCAAGCCTATTAGGCCGGGGAGTCTAGAGGCTAGGGCTTTATACAGTCTGTCGGTGTGGTTGCTTCTGACAATGTGGGTAACCCCGAGCTCGAATAGAACCGACTGAGCTCGCTGACGGTCTGCACCAATTGTGCCACTCCACTCATCTCTACCGGAGCTCCATCTGCTAATCGTTTGGAAATCGAGCTCATCGCCAACACATAAAACGTCATCGGGTCGCCACCTGCGTACAAATCCTGCGACATTTCGGACTGCTCGCTCATCGTGAAATGGTACTTGCAGGTCTGAGATGACTACGATTCGCTTCATTCATCCTCATCGTCATCATCGTAATAAGGAATATCCGCTGGCTCTGGCGCTATCCATTCAGGCAAGCGCATCTTTTCTTCTATGTACCAGCGAGCTTTATCTTCACCGTATCCGGCTCGCACTAGCGCTTCGTAACACTCAACAATAGAGGCAGCCCATAAATCTATCGGTCGTAGCGGTTCGGCTTTGTTACGTGCAGCTGCACGCTCCTTAGCCTTGCGCTTAGCGGCGCGCTCTGCTCTTGTTGGTTTTTTTGCGCTCATTAGTAAGCAATTCTAGAACCATTGTCTCTAGTTTTTCGATACGCGACACGATATTCGACCCCTCTAATAATGCCGGTACTTCGTGCCTAATAATGTAACGAAGCCCACCGACAATTAGCGCAACGCATGAAAGGATGGCAGCTACAAAGGCCGCCCATTCAGCTGGAGTCATCGTCTGCCGAAGTGAGTATCGTTTTTATTGAGGTAGCGAATTGCTACCGGAATTACCGCCGCTAGTCCGGCATTTACAATTGCATTTACATTCCAGCCCACTGTCGCGTAGGTCGCTAGCGCTGCTGCTAGAAATGACCTGCCCCAGCTTGCGCCGATTCTTTTTAGCTCTTGCATTTATTGGCTCTCCTGTCAGCATAGGCATGCGAAACATGCTCGAATCGTGGTCGCCCTTTTTGGTAAAACTAACGTGTATATGCGTGCGGTGTGGATTTACTCCGCGGTATTTTCTCCACTTGTAGTTGCCAATCCATGAGGCAATACGACCGTCATAAATGATATAGGAGATTCTTTTATCCACTCTGGCAAGTAGTCGAAGCTGATTCGCAAAATCATGTGCTTCGGCAGGGTTGTTGGAAAGCTTATGGTTAATGTCGTAGGCACGTACAATGCCCGAATCAGGGCAAGGGTTATGGTCGCTGCGCCTAGCGGCATGCCTAGAGTCCCCGAGCCAGCCTTCTGGAGCCATTCTATTTCTATCGGGGAACGCATCGTCTATCTGCTCTCTAAGTTGTTGCCCCGCTTTGCATAACTTAGCCAAGCAACACCTTAGCTTCTTCTTCCGTGAGTCCTAGCTTTTCTAGGATGGCAGCTTTCGCCTCTGCCTTCGCCTGTGCCTCTGCCTCGGCTGCGAGTCTGTCCTGCTCTGCTTGTGCTGCTGCCGCTTCTAGTTCGGCAATCTCCTGCGCAGTTAGCGGAACAACAGTCTGCTCGCCTGTTGAGCAGTCTACGATTATCTTTTCCATTGTTATCTCCTTATGAGTTCTTGATGCCGTATAGAAAGAATGATGAGCCTGAAACGAAGTTTGCAGCACCAGTATCAAATAACTCAATGCTTGTAATTGCTGCCGTGCTCCGAATCAAGTTTGCACTTGCCTTAGTAAGCGCAGCAGTCGCATTATTTTCGCCGTGTGATATTCCTGAAATTGGCTTGTTATTAGAGCCCGCGTAGTTCGGAATATAAAACTCTATGCTAGTAAATGTGTCAGAAGTAGTAAGAGTTCCTTGAAAGTTATTTCCGTTTATTTCTGTTTGCGTAGAATTAAGGCTAGAACTCGCAGCCGAACCCGTTCCTTGTAAAAATACGGTTGAATAAATGGTAGTAGATAAACCATTGATTCTTAAACCTAAAACAGCGTTATTAACTGCTGCCGAGTTTCTTGCGCTCGCGCGCAAAACTAAATCCGTATAAGTTCCAGGGATTGACGAGAAAGTGACTGATGCGGCTGCTGATGAAAGTGTGTTACTTGCTATTAGTGTGTATGTCGCTGGCATCGTTAAGCCTTTAGTATTCCGTAGAGGGTGGCGGTGGTGCCTGAACTCATCGTATTTGCGCCATTTAAAAATATTTTAATAGAGGTGATTGCTGAAGTTTGTCTCCATAAACCTACTGTTCTATTCGTTCCACCTGCTCCGTTTCTATCTGCACTCTTTGTCGCTAAACAGGTTTTATTCGTGGAACCAGCGTAATTGAATATATCTACAGTTAATAAACAAGGTTCAACGGCATTTATAGAAGCATTTTCAGATAAAAAAAAGCTAATAGCACTCGTTGTTCTGATACTTGACGCAGAGGTGCCATTACCCGAAAGAATAGTTGCACTATAATTTGAAGCAGTATCACCATTATATTGCATATAAACAAAAGCAAAAGTATTGGCGGTTCCTGTCAAGATTAACCGTAAATCTGTATAACCTGAACCGATTGAAGTGAATTCTATATTCGCAGCAGCACTACCCAACGTAGTCGTAGCGATTGGCTCGTATGTCGCTGGCATTATGCCCCCTTTATGCCGTATAGGGAAATGACTGTTCCAGACTTTAATCCGCTACCGTCTGCATATACTCTTATTTGATTGATTGCGCTGGTGCTCATCCATAAACCAGAAATTAACTCAACATTTCCCGCGCCATTTCTATCTTGACCACTAAATGACCTAAAAGTTTTGTTTCTAGTTGTAGATGCGTAATCGTGAATGTCAATTATTGCCACTCCAAAAGTGTCAGCCGCGACTGAATTTTCAGGCAAGGTTGCAGTTATTGCGATATTTGTTTGGCTCGTTGCAGCCTGTGCTGCAGCAGTAGAACCATCGCCTTCCAAATTATGCCGCGCATAGTTTGAGCCAGTATCAAAAGTTGAATTTCCTACTCTCAATCTAAGAGAACCTGCCCCGCTTCCAGCATCATCTATCCGACCTATAACGCGTAATTGTAAGTGCGCATAAGTTTGCGGTATTGACAGAAAATCGTTATTAACAACAGATGAAGATAATGTAATGCTGGCTATGGATTCAAAAGCGCCAGCGGCGGCAGGAAAACTGCTCGCCAAAATACCTAGTATCGGCATTAGGCCAAATCACCCACAATTGTGAAGGTGTTGGATGCTGTGCAGATTACTGTGCAAGCTGAGTAACGAGCGCGTAGTTTAGGTGCTGAGGCTGTTGCGCCAGTAGAGGTAATTGTTACGCCAGAACCTTGCGCGAAACTTACTTGACCAACACCAATCTGCTGGCAGTGAATCTGGTCGCCAGCGCTGAATACAGAAGGTGGAACGGTCACAGTGACCGCAGCAGCGTTATTGAGTGTTACCAATTGGTTGAGGTCGTTAATGGCTAACGTGTATGTCGTTCCAGTTTGATTATCAAATTGTAATTTAAGTTTCAAATCTATAGCACCGGATGAACCGCCACCTGCTAAACCTGAGTCTGTGCCAGTGGTGACAGCAGTAATATCACCTGCACCATAAGCGACCCACGCAGCGCCATCATAAATCTCTAGACTGTTGGTATCTTTCAAGAAACTGGCATTACCTTCTTGCGGGCTTGTTACAGCTGCTGTACGTGCGGCAGCGTTAGCGAACACCCATACACCCTGCATAAGGTATCCATTAGTATCGGCTGCGGTAAGTACGTCACCGCTGACGAAATTCTTAAATCCTAGACCTGCCGCCATGTTTCTCCTTAGTACCCTAGTACGTCTGTGTTTATTATACCCAATGTTGCGCTATTTAATATGAACCCGGTCACAAGGCTTTCTCCTGTGATTACCGTGGTAGTCATACGGTTATTACTCAAATCATGCTGTAAGCCTTGTACCAGCAACGTCTGGCTGGCGGTAGTGCTACCGGGCATGGCCTTAATGACTGTTATTGCATCTAGCAATTCTAGGTTCAATCCAGCCGTAATACGTGCTGTATCGGCTAGATTATCTAGGTTTAACTGTATGGAATCTATACGCAGCTCTATATCAGACCGTGTAGCGAGAATGATGCCAGCCGCATCCAGAGCCACGGTATCCGTCTGCATGAGTAAATCCTTACGCTCACCGCTATGCGTAAAGTAAGTATCTATGCTGGCCTGATTCTTACGGTTCTGTGCCGTACCGCCTGAGCGGGTAATGGTCACGTCATTGAGCAAAATGTCCGCATCATAGTTAATGACCGACTGCTGGAAGGCTATACCTGTGCCAGTATCGGAGAAAGTATAGGCCACGCTGTTTAAGGATTTCGTAATACTTTCTGTTGAGAGAAAGGTCGCTCTACCTTCGGCATCTAGAAAGAATCCGCCCAATTCGGTCTGCTCGACGGTGCGGATGGCATCTAGGCTATTGCGTGAGGTGCCGGGGTCGGCTTGCAGCGTTATATCGCCAGCCTGAATATCCCGCAGCCCCGATGGATAGGCCACTTGGTCTAAAATTTGATTGACGCGTGTACCTGACAAATCTCCTGCTGTAGCTCCGGTAACCGTAGTAATGAGAGCACCATTGAGGATATAGAAAGCATCTACGCAGCGCAGTGTGACCTTGCTCACTTCATCTACGCCTTGGCTGAAATTGGTTACGTAATGACTAATGAAACCTGTAAATAGGTAATAGCGTGTGCCGTTGTAATCTGCGTATATCTGTATCTTGCGTAAGGGAATCAAATCAGGATAGTACGCTCCAGCCGTATTCTCAGGATTCCAATTACCTGTAGTGTCGTAAAGCTCTACCACTGCCGTACCGGCCTCAAATTGTCCAATCGTGCGGTTACGACCCCTACGGATAGATACATTCTTTAAGATGCTTGTAATGTCTACATAATAAGCGGCTGAATCGGCTATCTGCCCAAAATCTAACTGACCGTAATATGGGTCATTGAGCGTGAGCGGATTGACTAAAACACTTATGCCCGGTGAAAAGTCTACAATTGCGCCTATTACTGGTGCTGTCACGGTATCTGAGTTTTCTTGGTTACAACTATCTGACCGTTATTTTGTATCTCATAAAGCCCCTGCATAATGCCAGCTATCAGATCTGTCTGACTTATCAAGCTACCTTCGACATTGACCGTAACATTCATGTCACCTAAGCCTATGCCGCCGAGACCAGAGAGTTGCGATAGGAAATCAAAGCCAGATAAATCAAGACCTTCGAACCCGGTCAAGGTTCCTAGGCTCGTGTAATCCGGTGCTCCACCTAAATCTAACGCTGGTTGGTCGCCTACCTGAGTAGTGGTCGTTGTAGTTACGCCATCACTGGTACTACTGGTTGTTAATGCTACTGTGTTTTGCGCTGCTGAGAGGCTGGCTAATTCTGCCTTTAGCGCCTGTACCCCGGCTATACGCGCGGCAATATAGTCATCCCAACCGGGGAATGGGTCACCGGCTTGTAGACTTTCTAAATCCTTGCCTAATTCAGCTGTAGCACTCTTTTGAGCTGCGAATAAATTGGGATAACCTGTGAATGGATTATCTGCCTTAATATCCTTAATGGCTCCATCTAAATCATCGCGCTCTTGTTTTTGCTTGCTCCAATAATCAGGCCATGAGCCAAAAGGGTCTTTAGCATCGAAAGATTTAAGGTCTGTATCTAGGGTTTCTCTTTCCTTCTTCTGGAAAGCCCAGTAAGTACCCCAGAAGCTGAAAGGGTCGTTAGCATCAAATTCTTTGAGCTCTGTATCTAGGTCATCGCGCTCTTTTGTCTGCGCATCAAAATAGGTAGCCCAGAAAGCGAATGGGTCGCTCGCTACGAACTTGCTCATGCTCTCGGCTAGAAGCTTTGTATCCTCTTGCGCAGCCTTCAACTGCGCTTGCAGTTTCGCAGCCTTGTCTGCATTTTCGTTGAGAATCGCTTTCTGCAACTCAACACGTATGCGCTCCTCTTGGGTTAATTTTCCTTGGAGAGCAGCCTCAATCTGGATGCGCTCCATATCGAACTTCTTGGAAGCTTCGGCAATTAGCTTCTGTTCGTTTTTTTCTTTTTCTAAAAGCTTTAATGACCTCTCACGCTCGCGGCGTATCTTCTCTGTTTCCTTACGCTCAGCTGCTAAATACTTGCCACGCTCACGCATAAGCGTGCGTTGCTTGGCAGGGTCTTCGGTAAACATCGTAGACACGTCACGCCGAAACTCAGCCAATTGGTCTTTAGTAGCAAATAAACCTTGCTTCCAGAACTTCTTAAAATAAGCTACGCCAGTTGCAGCGAATCTAAATGCATCGCCAATCTTCTCGCCACCGCGCGCTATTAGCTCTAAACCTTGCTCGTAATTGCCACCGCCAAGGGCTTCTAGGGCATCTATGACTCCCTCACCAATAGCCTCTTGTGCATCTCCTAGGGCTATGTTTAGGCGAGCAATCTTGCCTTGGTAGGTATCCGCTGAGGCCGCTGCTGCACCGCTAAATTGGCTGGATAATGTAGCTACACTTTTTTCAAAGCCCATAGCCTCTAATTGGGCTGTAGAATAACTAGTCTGTAGTTTTCCTAATGAAGTAAAATTATTATTAAAAGCTCTGCTCAATGCAGTTACTACAAGGGTTAAATCCTTGCCAGTACCGGCTGAAATGTCTAAAGCTGAGTTTAGAAGTTGCTGAGATTTACTAACGCTGAGTGTGGTATTGGCTAACTGTTGAAAGGCTGGATATAACTGTTCTTTTGTAACAGTTGTAGCCTTCTCTAGATTCTCTAGGTATTCGTCTATGCCGCCAGATTCAAAGCGCAATCCTAGATTGTCTAATGACTTGGTAAGTTTCTGGACTGCGGCATCTTCTTCTGCAAAAGCCTTTACGCTACGCTTTAGCGCTGAAATACCGGCTACTGCAATAAATGCCCTAGTGGCGCTCCTGCGTAGATTATTAAAATTCTTATCTAACTTAGTGGTGTATTTATCGGCACGCTTAAACTCTTTATCTTTGAACTCACCAATGATTCGTACAAAAATGTTAGTCATGCTGCCACCTTCGTATCATAGATAACCGATTGGCGATTAAACTCACGCTTGGCATCTGCAATCGCTTTCATGATGGCATCTAGCGCCTTGCCTTGGTTCTCAGCGTAAGCCGCATATAGTAGGCGGCCTTCGGTTTTCTTATTCGTAGAGCTCTTGTAATTCTTCATTGTGCCAATGCCATTGTTAAGGCGCTCTATCATCATTTGACCGGCTTCCGGGTTAGCGCTTAGAGATTGCCGGCTTCCGCGTATGTAATATGGCGTGCCATACTTGGTAAAGCGCTGGGCATATTGCGGTCTGCCTTGTGGATGCGTTCTCCCAGCTGTTTCAGCGATAGCGCCAGCCGCATCTTTGTTAAGCAAGGTAATCATGGAAACATAACCAGACTTGCTTTTCTTTTGGCGACCCATGGAATATGTTAAGCCTTGGCGAATTTCATCACCATTGTAATATGGGAAATATGATGCACCGGGATTTTGTCCACGATAGTTAGTCCAGTTATCAGGCGCACCAAATATATTATCGGGCACTTTAGCTCTTGCATCTCTAATAATTGGTGCAAGCTCAGCCTTCATGCGGTTATTCATATTTTTGGCAAGTTGAGGTGATAGGGCTTTTAACGCTTTTCTAAACCCTGCGAGTCCTTCTACCTCTATTGCCATTTTGAGCTTGCTTCTCCCTTGCCTGTTGCTTAAACACCTCTAAAATGGCATTGAGCATGGAGCTGTCCATCTCTATCCACTCGCGCGGTGGTATTCCTGTGTGAACGACTAACTGCGCGACCCTATACGTAAAAGAGTCGCGCGTTAGCCATTTGGGCTGTCATCTGCTACCACTTCAACCTCTTTCAAGGTTTCTAAAAATGGTAACCCGAAAGGCTTGACATCCGGTGCATCTGACCGGCGCAAACACTCCCAAGCAAGCCAATATATATGCTCTTGCTTTTCATCTTCTCTAAAAGCCTTGTGAAAGCCTTTACGAAATTGTTGCTCAAAAGCGTATTCCACAGCGGGAGTTACCTCATGCTTGGTAACTGTACCGTCTGCCCTAGTGATTTTTAGACTTGCCATGTTGCCCCTTTATTTAATTAGAACGTGCCGGAATCGGCAACGGTTACTGCGGAGTTTACCGTAAAGGTAATGTCCTGAGTCCCAATGTCGCCTACTCCGCCGTTAATCGGTGTTAAATTGTTGACCAAAATATCGCCACTAATTAACTTATTTGTGGCACCTACTGCCGTTGCCTTATCTTGTAGCAACTTGAAGCCTACGGTTGTTCCATAAGCTGCATTTAGTGTTGCCAAAACGCTGGCGGCTGCTTGGTCGTTTAGGAATGATATGGTGAGAGTTGCAGACTCCAAGCCCTTTACAAACTTGTGAGCTGAATCACCCATAGCGGTAACTTCAAGCTCATCAAAAGCTTGGTTTAGGGTCACAGAGGTTACGTGGTCGGATAGGTCAATGGAGTTGATTTTCACACCGACTTTATTGTTTAAGAAAATAGCCATTGACTACTCCTCATCTTTCTTTAGTGGTTTTGGTGCTGGCGCGGAAGGCTGAACCTGACCGATTTTAATCAGAAAAGCCTCACGCTCTTTGTCATTTTCAGCCATTTCTAGCTCCAATCTGAGAGTATGCTGATTGTTACTTCACCGCTGAGCAGGTCACCTGCTGTTGCGGTCAAGACTGTAGGTGCGCTAAAAGTCCCAATGGAATATGCCAATGTGGATGCTTCTAGCTTATTTACTATGTTTAGATAAAAATCTTCTATATTGGTTAGATTGCCCTGATTATCAAACATAGGGGCTAATACTACCAATTTGAAATTGACTTTAGGCTTAACCGTTTTGTAGTGGTCGTTGCTTGGTTCAATGTATGGGTCACCGGGTTGTACCACAATGCTGTTAGCAAGCGGTGTGGCAGGTGGGAAGGAAAACACCTGCCACACAGCATTATCACTTAGCGCAGTCGCAATTGTTCCCCGCAGGGTTGTTATCGCACTCACCCTACTTGACCGCCCGGAGCTAAGTAATCCGCAAGCAAGCCTCGTACGCGAGCCATGAGTGTATTACCCATGCGATAGGGTGAAGGTTGAAAATCAGGTGAAATGCCGCCAGCGTTAGAGGCTTGGCGCGCTTGCCAAATGTCAATAGCAATCATTAGGGAAGCTTGGTTTACTTCCGGGAGTGTCGCATAGTCAATGGCCTGTGTGCCATAAACGCGACCCCAAGGCGCAATTGTGTGGTATGCGCGTGTTGTAATTTGTGCTTGTACGAACTCAAGCCATCCGCCATTAGTTTTAGTAATTACATGTGAACCATTGAAATGCTGGCGTACGTTCTCAACGGTAATAGTGTCACCAACAACAAATTGCTCAAGATTTTCGTAAATATAAATGCGCCCAGTTGTTCCGGTTGCTTCGATAGCATAAACGCTTTGAGTATTAAACCATAACTTGCTTTTGACTACGTTCTCAGCGGCTTGGCAGACTTCTTCAACTACTGCCGAACTGTAGAGATTGCCAATGCCTAACGCAGAGCGCAATTCAGCTTCTGTAACGTATGTGGCTGGCATTATTTCCTTTCCGGGGTTATCCCCGGCAGTAGGGCAGAACTGCCGGGGTAACTTTAACTACTAGGCTATTAAGCCTTGTTGAACTTGAACGCTCCTGCACCAGTTTTGGTAGCAATTGCGTAGTAACCGTACATGCCGATTTCGACCTTGCCAGTGCCAACTTTTTCAGCACGGAGCTGTAGGCGAGGTGATTCGTACCATGTATAAGATTCGCGATTTACAACGATAATGGAATTATCCGCTTCTCCGGTCATTGTGTAGTCTACATAAAGCGGTAGACCAAGAAGTGTTCCACGAATTGCGCTAACCGATAGGTCACCGGCGGCATTTTGTGGAGCTGCTGCGTTAAAAATTGGGCGATTTTGTGAATCAACCAATCCGGTGAGGTTGCTCCATTGAGTTGGCGAAACAATTACGCCAGTCGCGAAGCGGAACGTATTTGTGTAAATTGAAGATGCAGCGCGAGCGATAAATGCTGCAATTTCAGCACCATCCCAAGGAAGTGTTATGGTTGTTGAGTCAAGTGTTCCATTTGTTGCAAGCGCAGCTCCCGCAGCGGTGTTCGTGCTCTTAGCGTAAGCATCGCCCATGAGTGCAAGAAGCTCTGATAGGAAGGCAGGACTTGTGCGGTCGAGGACTTCGACACTAAATAATTGCATACCTGCTGCTTTTTTGACATCCACATCCAAATACTCGATTTCGACTTGGTCATCGGTGAAAGCTCCACCTTCCGCTACTGGTGCGCCTACACCCGGTACGCTCTTAACGCGTGGAATCTGGAACTTCATACCTGCATCTGGAAGTGTGCCAGATGAAATTGCCTCGATTGTTGCACGTGTCCCGGTGGACTTGGGATTCCAAATTTCAGTTAGTTGACGTGTTGGAACAAGACCCGGTACGTCTGTAGTGGTATCTGTATCAGATGCAGCGCGAATCCATTGGCGAGCATCCTCATCATTAAAAATGTTGGCTTTGATTGTGTTTTCTAGCATCGTTAGCGGAGTCACGTTAATACGTGGCTTAGCATAAATCGGTGCTGCAACAGTTGGGCGAGCAGCCTCTACCGCAGGGGTTTCGACCACAGGCTCAACGGTTGCGGTGTCTGGAGTTTTCTCCACGACTGCCTCGCTTTCGTTTTTGGTTGATTTTTCTTCCGCTTCTTCTTCAGATGCGGCTACGCTCAATACTTCCGCAGTCTTAAATGCGGCAGCTTGAACAAGACTGGTTTCATATAACTTGCTTGCTAAAACTTTAATAACGCCACCTTCGCGCTTACTGTCAATTACCTCAACGCCAACAGATAAGCCAGAACGCAATTGCTCACTTGCTTCAACTAGCGCATCGCTTCCGCGTGTTGTATTGCTGACCTTAAACGTGGCGTAAATTCCCTCGTCTGTTTCCTCATACGAGACCATGCGACCTAGAGGTTTTTTGGCATCATGTTCGAGTAATAGTTTTGGCTTAGGGCTCTCTGGTATTTCAATTGAGCCTTTTGTGAAAATTACTTTTCCTGCGCTTGTGTAGCCAATCTCATTATCAAATGGCACAATCTTGCCGGTAATTGTTCTTTCTTCGGCGTTGCAGGTTATATCGTTAGAGAACGTTAGGCGCATCGGCGTTTCCATTCGGTGAGAGGTTTTCCATTTCCATCGCATCTTCTAGGCTAATTAAACCTAGGGATAGCATTTTTTCGATAACCGCTAAACGTTCCAACGCATTTACAGCGAGGAACGCATTTTCGACATCGAATTTAACTATGTTGCCTCGCGCGGTTATATCGTCCATAGATAAACGGTCTTGGATAGCGTGAACGTATGGCGCAAGGCTAAGGCTAACGAATTGGCGGCGTTCATCTTGAACGTTCGCGTATGTCATGCTGTTATTCATATCTGCGCTAATGTAATACGCAGGTACGTTCATCATTCTTGCAACTTGTGTGCAAGTTGATTGTACCGCGTCCACAAACATCATATCGCGCGGTGAAAATGCAGTAGGTTGGTATTCAAGTGTGCTAGTTAGATAAGCTGTAGAGCGGCGTTCGCGTGCAGACTTCCAAGCTGCAAGAATAGATTGCACTTCTTCCTGCGATAAATCTGCACCATTATTTTTTAGAACGCCAGAAGGCATCGGAGTTGCAGATGCAACACGCATAGCGGTTTCTAAGTCAATTGCAGAGCGGAGTGTGCGAGCACCGCGTTGCAAAACGCCTTCATCTAATCCTTGGAATGTAACTAATGAACCAAGCCCAGACATCGGTACTGGAGAACCATCTACTGTGTATTGAGTAATAAAATTACTCATTGAATCTGTTGTGAATGAAACGCGACCCGGTGCAACCCACTCGAAACGAGCAGGTCTGCCATCATCGGCATAAATCTCTGTAACCTTCCAATATGCGATTCCATAAAACAGTAATGAATCTACTGTCCATGCAATTGTAGTGCTAAGCGGTTGATGCACAGAAGGTTGCTCTAACCATAATGGCTTGCCAAGTTTTTCACCTGTGCTCTTACGGTAAAGCTCTAGCGGAAATGTGCCAATCGTGCCAGCGATAAGGTTTCTACAGCGAGCAACGCTCGGGACTGTCATAGCTTCATCACGACCGACAGCGGTCATGGTTACTGGCAAAAAGTAATTAAACGAATCCGTCATTAACTGAGGCGCAGCTTGCGCTTCAATCTTTTGAGGTCTAAAGCGGTCGAAAATACCCATTGTTGGATAGGATACCACACAAAGCCGACATATCGGACATTTACACCGCTATTATTGCAGGTTTTTCTATCGGCTTGTTTAGTTGGTGTACCACCATCGCTAGCGCGATAGCAGCTGATACATCGCCAGCGGATTTACGCCTAACTATGCGCCAGCCAAAATCTGTTTCCTTCGCAGCCGTGTTATTTATCGAATCTACCAGCGACTGTTGCCCGGAGTGAATTAACCGACCATGCACGATTGCATCTAGAAGGTCGCTGCAAGCCTGATAAAACACTTGGCCGCTCATGTCTTGGGTTTTATGTCCAGATAGGGCTAAACGTTCGGCTACGGTCATCGTGGCGTATTTATCGAACAGAATCACGCGTGGGCGATACTTACGAGCCCACTCATTGACCTCTACAGCCATCTTTAACTCATCTACTTGTTGAGCGCTACTAAATTGAGCAATTACGCCTACAGCCATGCGCCCATCATCCATAAGCTGACCTGCAACTAGGCTGCCATCGCGTTTAGTAACTGAAATGTCTATAGCGAATACTGTCGGCCTACCCGGCATAATTTGTAGGTCTTGGACGGTCAATTCTTCAAAGGCTTTGTATGGGAAGGGACTACGCAAGGCGCTCACCCACTGACAAAGTACCTCGGTGCGACTGGCTTCTACGCTAGAGGTTGCAATAGCTTCTTCAATGGTTGCTTCGTCTATTAGATAGCCCAGCGCAGGATTAGCCTGATACCAAGCGTTTCTATCGTCTAGCCTTGCGAAATCTTCCGCTGAATACTCCCAATAACCAACACTTTTAGGCGGGTAGCTCTGAGCACGCTGGCGTAAATCATTAAGTACGGTGCTAAAGGCATCTCCGGCGTTGCTAGTTAGTAATACTTGACTGTTAGGCCTTGCACGTGTTACCGGCCTTGCCGCTGTCCATGCCTCTTGACTTATTTCGCGCATTTCATCCACGAAAAGCAAATCCGCGGTCTTACCACGTGACCCATCTCTAGTCGCCGCGACTATCTCGTATCGAGCTCCCGAAATAAGCTCTACCGATTCCTGACCATTGGCCACGCGGATTTGCTTCACTTGTGCATTAAGTGACGGTGTCGCCTCAATAACATCTACAACCTTGCGAAAGGTATCAAGAGCCATAGCTCTATTGGACGACATAGCAACTATATTCATTTCACCGAAAATAAACAACCCTGCAAGTATGCGTATGCGTGCTAGGTGTGTTTTACCGTTCTGGCGTGCGATTAGTAACAAATTCGTCTTTCGGACAAATTTTCCGTTTTTGTCCACCTTCAACATATCGGTGAGCACGTGCTCTTGCCACGGTAGCAGCTCTTGACCAATCTCTTTTAGCCAAGGCTTCACCTCATCTATGCGGGATTTTCC